CTGTATCAGACGAACAACTTAGAATGTGGCTACCCGATCCAATTGAATTTGGGCAATGGGGCGCAGAAAAGGCGATAGAATGACAGAACAAGATGCAATCAAAAGATACGGTCCAATAGTTAACGGAAAGTTTTTGAATGAATCTCAATGGATGATTTTGATGCCGGTTGATGCTTTTATTTTCAGATGGAGAAATTCAGCTACCAACCTTCGCCCGAGCCACATCTATTGTAACAAGGACTTTGCTCCGTTACTTATGACAGCGTTCCTAAGTATCACAAGAAGGGGCCTCAACGATGAAATAGAGACCTTTGACGGCTGTTTCGGGCCAAGAATGATTCGCGGGTCTTTAACCGAATGGTCAGCCCATTCATGGGGAATTGCGCTCGATCTAAACGCAAAGTTAAACCCACTCGGCGGCCCGATCCATTTTACTCCTGAGTTTCGAAAGTGCTTTAGTGACGCTGGACTTACATGCGGTGCCGACTTCAAGAGGGTTGACGGTATGCATTTTTCTATGGGATTCTAGGAAGAAAGGGGGCCTCAATGATCGTGCCTTATGTCGTTAAAGATAATTTCGGAAACGCTGGACAGACAATTTCATTTTGTCAGGGCGAAGTTAGAACCGTAACTATGTTTCTGTTTAGCTCGCAAGGTATTCCGCTTGTGATTCCTGGGACCATCAGCACAATAGTTTTGAAAATTTTCAGCACTGGAAACAATGCTTCGATTCAAAAAACTTTGGCCGCTACCCAGGTAACTGCTATCACGCAGGCCGGTGTTAATCCTGGTTTGATTGGATTTCAATTCGCTTTGGCGGCTGCTGATACTTTGTCTATGGCTGCAAACAATAGCGGGTTGCCAATGATAGCAACTTTCATTGATTCGGCTGGGAATGTTACGCAAATTGATTTCCAAGCTGTGTTCAACGTAGAAGCGCCGACAGTGGTCACATGAAGATTGATGCCAAGACCACAGTTCCAATTTTTAGCATTTTGTATTCAATGCCTTTCGTAATTGTGGCGGTTGTTGCATGGGCAAAGACAGATGCTAAGGCTACTATGGCACTTAGCAAAGCGAGTGCAGTAAAAAAAATAAGCTCGCAAATTCAGTACAGTTTGATTAGGATTGAAACGAAACTTGGGACTTTGCCGGAAAAAAATCCGTTTGAAGAACCATTAGAAGAATAACCGCTCTCAATTACGGGAGCGAAAAACAAGGAGAATTTTTTATGACAGCAAAAGTAGCAACCCCAGTTTTAAAGACTGCTTTCGATCCTGCGGCCCTGGCTGCTGGACTTGAATCAACTTCACTCGCAGATGCACCCAAGGCGCTTGGCGACTTACTAAGCATACTATTTGCTTGGCTCGCAGCTTCGCTAATTCTTTTGACCACCACCAACCCGATCATGGCGATTGTAAGCGGATTTCTTCCGTCTATTATTTCCACGCTCGAAGCAGCTCTTCTGCCCATGTTTCCAGGTCTAAGCGTGACAACTGTTCAAATGACTTTGACAAAAGCGTTTGATCCTGCGGCTCTATTGGCGGCGCTAAAATCAGCAGAAACGCCAGACCTAGAAATTATTGCAAATGATGACATTGCATTTCTTTTATCGTGGGTTACTTCGTCTTTGGCTATGGGCAACTCCTATGAAATCGCAGCCGGTACAATCGTCAATCAATACGTCATCCCTCTAATTACTACCGAGCTTGCAGCTTTAGAGAAGATGATTTAATGACGAGCTGGGTAAGGTCCTTGCTTTCAGAAAATCAAGATGTGTCTTGTATGAGATTTATGGCTATCAGTGCGCTTTATTTTTCATTCGGTTTGACTATCATGGTTTTAATTCTGGGCAAGGACCTTTCCTCGTGGTCTGGCACAATTATGGGTTTTGCGGTTCTAGGATTCGGCGGAAAGTACGCCCAAAAACATGAAGAGGTAAAAGAGCATGACCACGACACCGGCAACCATTGAAATTGGTCAAGACGTTCAATTCGTAAAAGATGGCGAAGCTCTTCTTGTAACCGATGGCGCAATTTTGCTTCAATATTATATCGACACGATTCCAGTCGTAGGCGCGTTTCTTGCTCTACCTATAATTAACAACATCACAGGAATGGTCATCAATGCAGCAGTCGGGTACATCATTAAAGAATTGGATTTGGCCGGTTATGCTATTTATGTCGCGTTCAAAACTCAAAAACAAGTCTCTGATTACATCGCGGCAAAAGCCTCCGGTAATCAATCGACCATTGACAACGCTGGAGACGCAGCGATCCACTTGGGGGGAATATGAGATTACTACTATTCGCAATGCTGTTGCCTATTTTCGTTTCTTGCGCGGGAAAGCCACCAAACGACGAGATAGGATTCACGGATGCGCCAGGCCGGGCCAATTTCACATATCTAGTTCAAGGCACAGACTTCGTAGTCGATAACCAAGGACACAATTACACTCTTCACGGACAGAATCTTAGTTACGATCAAATGAGAGATTTGTTTTTTTATGTGTCGCCTTGGACTCTTGCTGACATCAAGACTTTTTTCTTGAACTACTGCCATAAAAATCCAGGCGTTTGCGTTTATGATTCTCTGCTAAAAAAAATAAATGAGGTCGAGGCGCGAATCAATCTAAAGCGGCCCGGAAGTTTCCCCCCGCCTAATTGATATTTCTTTGCTCGCCTTAAGCGCAATTCTTACTCTGTTTCCTGCTATCTCGATCACTTCAATAATTAATTCACCATTGTTTATGATAAGCGTCTCGCCAACTTTGCGAGACGTTATCAATCCACCGATTTTCGACTTATTACTAAACTTCACTGCTGATAGCTTATCTGGACTGAATCAACCAACCCTTGACCAACCATAAAAGGGCCTATTGATGCGTATGCCGGTCCAATATAAACCGGGTAAGTTGTACCAGGGACCACAGTCAAAGTCTGCATTGCAATCGTAGGAACCACCGCAGGAAGCAATCCACCGACAACAAGAACTGGAGAGCTAAAAGCTGCTGTTGTGGTATTGTTTCCGACAGCTCCAAATAAATTTGACCCCCAGGCGTAAAGCTGACCCTGATTTGTAACTCCAAGAGCTAAAGACCCACCGGATAAAATGTTTCCGCCTATATTTAAAGACAATGCAGACCAAACCAAACCACCAAGGACCAGGGTCGGAGAGCTTCGAGCCGATGTTGTCCCGTCACCAAGCTGGCCGCTGGCATTTGTTCCCCATCCATACAATTGACCAGTTGTTGAAAGCCCATATTGAGTTATTATCCCCTGTCCTCCGCTATCAGAATTAGACCAATATTGAGCCCATTGAACCCCGCCAGAAACAAGAGTCGGAGAGCTTCGAGTTGAAATTGTTCCATCGCCGATCTGACCGCTTGCATTTGTTCCCCAAGAATAAAGAGCGCCTCCGATTGTCAAAGCAAAAGTATTGTTTAAATTCATAAAACATGAAGCCCATTGCAATCCACCAGGAACCAAAGTCGGAGAGCTGTAAGCTGACGTTTGAGTTCCGACACCTATGTTATAACTATTTGCTGCGTTAGCGCCCCAACCATACATTTTTCCGGTTGTAGTTATGCCCGTCACTGATCCGTTATAATAAGCAACAGAAGACCACACAAGGCCGCCACCAACCAGAACTGGAGAGCTTCGTTTTGTTACTGTTCCGTCACCAAGCTGACCGAAAGTATTAGAACCCCAGGCATATAGCGCCCCGGTTGTTGTGATTCCAAAGGTTGAAATTCCGTCACCTACAACGACAGAAAATAATAAACCACCAAGGACCAGGGTCGGAGAGCTTCGAGCCGATGTTGTCCCGTCACCAAGCTGGCCATTTGAATTAACGCCCCAGGCGTAAAGAGCGCCTGCGGTATTTATTGCATAGGCGTCTGGTTGAGCACCAGCCAACATAAACGAAGCCCAAGTTTGTCCACCAGAAACCAAATTCGGAGAACTAACGGCTAAGTTTCCAGTCGTTCCCAAAATTCCACCTGTAGCGGCCCCCCAAGAGTAGAGCGCCCCGGTTGTTGTAAGCCCCATTAGCATATTTACGTTTCCCGAGTTAGCGGAACCAAGAGACCACTGCAAAGCAAGCCATTGAAGTCCACCAGGAACCAGCATAGGAGAAGATCTAGTTGATGTTGTCCCGTCGCCAAGCTGGCCATTTCCATTAATGCCCCAGGCGTAAAGATTTCCATTTGTTGTTATTCCGTACTGACTCGGCCCAGATCCGTACATTCCTATCATTTGAGACCAAACCAACCCACCAGACGCCAATGAAGGTGAGCTTTTACTTACTACTGTTGCGTCTCCAAGACTTGCAAAAGCATTTGAACCCCAAGAGTAGAGCCTGCCTTGTGTGTCTATAGCAGTTGCTTGCATTGAGTTCTGGTCAAATGTCTTTGGCGTAGTTGGAACCGTGACGGAAATTTGAGTTACACCAGGCGGGCAAACAAATTGCCCAGCGATATTATTAGTTAAACTATTAGCCCAATTTTGACCTGCAACTTGGATATTAGGAATCTTTTGAATCTTGAAAATTTGCGTTACATTGTTCGCCATATTACCCCACCACGTTCCAGTTTGTGCCATCGCTCATGAATTGCCAATGACCATAGTTAGCCGCTAAATTCAAATCAGCAGCGGTATTATTTATTTTCTCAGCCGCATTTCTGTGCATCGTTATATTGTTAATATTCGTATATCCACCAACATCAACAACCACAAAGAGAAAGTTTTTAGTCGGAGCAGGAAGGTTGAACTGAAATGGACCCGTAGAAGTGTCAACATAGAAAACTTTCGCATTGTCGCCAGTTCCAACAACCAAAGACAGAGCATAAGGCGAATTTGAATTATTAACCGCAACTTGATGTTCAGTAGCATTGTCAAGTTGATCCAATTGCAATTGGACAGTCGCCCCGGTGGCAATGTTGTGATTCGTATTTGCCGCCGAAGTCGCAGAAGCTGGAACCCCTAGAAAAGTTCTTACGTCGGTTACAGATCCGGCCCCAGACATTCCAGCGGAAGATCCAAGATTCAAAATCTGACAGATTCCAATGTTTCCGGCAGGTAGCGAAGGAGCAACAGGAACCGCCCCAGGCGTCCCAGGCGTAACAACCAGCGTGTAAGAGTCTTGAGCCACCTTGTTGACCGTAGTAAGCGCCACAGGGCCAACGCCGCCCGTTTTGACGTACCTTGAAGCTGTTGCGGTAACAGCCAAGAGATTTGGGGCCAGGGAGACCAGATCAATTCTATTGTTTGCGTTTGTATTGGCAACAATCACACCAGCGATTGCGCTTAATGCCAGAATCATTTCATTTTTAGGAGTGAAGCCAGTATTTCCGCTGTTGTAAAAAAATCCACAACCGGCGGCCAAACTGAAAGCAAACTGGCTAACATACGAACCTTTGAAACTCCCATTTAAAACTCCACTCGCAGGAGTCCCAAACATATTATACAAAATATTGTCCTGTATCCCTTGCTGGACTGCGAACTGAAGATTGTTCATGTCCACAGAGTCGATTTTTTCGTACTGATTTAAAATTAGCTGTTGCATTTTTCTCCCTTAATCATCTGAGTCTGTATCTGAGGCGCTTTCGTATAAAATATCGTAACTTGTTCCAAGGGCCTTATTTGCTTCAATCGCGGCAACTATATTTGTCATAATTGTGGCCTGAGTCCCAGCCGTTTGCAATGGAATGATGGCAGTCCAAAAATTATAGGTCTTTGTTCTTGGAATGAATCGAGTCCAATAATCGTCAAAATATGGAATGCCGTTTGTCTGTGTGACATCGGCATCATCATAGAATCCATATTGCTCATTCTCGATAAAGAAAGCTGCACCATTGTTCAACTGCGCATTGATCTGAGCTTGGATAACAACTTGACCGACATTCCTGAAAAGGCAATTTTGAACCGAAACATCATAAGCCGCATCGGACTGGCCGGCCAATCGCTTAAGTCCGCGCTCGTCACCAAGCAAATCAATGATAGGACCAGGCGAAGCGGTGTAAAACGTCGCGGCCTGTTGGTCTAACATGTCCTGTTCTGCCTGTTGGAAAACTGCTGCGGCTGCAAAAAATACCGCATCCGTAACGGCAACACTCATGTTGTATTGATTTTGGAACCACCAGCCAGGAACCCACTTTTTTAATTTGTCATGCCATTGCTGGAGTGTTTGAGCTGTTGCCATTTAAACGGTCCCAATCGTGCCAGGAATGGCGTTTTGAGAAGCCCCTATTGAAACGTCAGCAGCAGGCAAAACGCTCATTGTGGTTGCAGCACTTGAGAAAGCTATCGTTGCCGAGCCCGTCCCCGTCGTCTTGGTAAGTGTTCCATTAGCAAGCGGTGCACCTCCTGAGCTATTGCAGATAACCGCTGTTGAGCTTGCGACGGTGGCAACCACTGTGAAAGTGTATCCGCTTCCATCGGTATAAGTAGCCCCAACTGTTGCGCTCGCTGATGTGATTTGGAAAGTGTATTGCGCTTCAAGGTCGTTTGTCCCCAATGGTCCATAAATTGCCAAGATTGCAGCCTCGGCGGTCTGTCGAACGAAACTCGTTCCAGTTGGTAGCGTAGCAATATATTGAGTCATCGAAGCAACAATGGCAGACATATTGCCAGAGAATATTGAAAAATTTGGTCCAGCAGGATTCAAAACATAATGCGCCGACCAGTTAACCGTGACAGTACTTGCGCCGGTTACAGTTATGTTAACCCCAAAAGCTCTAATTGGATTTATCGCAGCAATGACAGCCGAAATTTGTCCAGCACTGGCCGCCCCGGTGGCCTGGGCAACATATAACGTGACGTAAGGGATATAGAAATATTCATAGATCCCAAGCACAGCAACAGCAGAAGGCAAGTTGGTGCCGATATTCCAGGTTACAACAGCCTGCTCAATTTCAACAGCAGTTGCAGAAGTAATTCCTGAAACCGTAAGAGCTGCGGATTGAATCGCCTGCTTAACAGCAGCTCGCAAAGCTAGAATCAAATTTCTAATAGTTTCCCGGTAAGTTGAATCTGGTTGCGCGTCTACTCCGTTTGCATTTCCTACGTTAGAACAAACGATTGTTGAATCTAAAAGCGAAGACGAAATACTATTGATCGAACCGGCAACAGCATTGCCAATGGACCCAGAAACTGTTGCTGTGATCGGGACTGTCACATAGCAATCTGTATTTGTGAAAGATGTAAAAGCTATTGTGGCGTCACCAGTGCCGGAAAATTTTGTCAAAGTTCCGCTTGTAGGTGGCAAAGTTGTGCCGGTCGTAGCAAGAGCCGTCAATCCAACAATTGTGGTTGTGACTGTGTAGCTTGCCCCATTTGCATCTTTATAGACTGCCCCAAGTGTAGCATTTGCAGCAACAACAACGAACCCTACAACCCCCGCATGAGTGAATCCAACGTCGCTATTTGTTGTGTATTGCTGAGTTGTTCCGTTTGCATTTGGTTGAGTCTGGACCACAGTAAGTGCAGGAATATCAATTGCGCCTGCCCCATTTGTCGGCCTCGTGAAAGTCTCTGTGTCTGTTGAAGCAGAAGCACCAGGGCGGGCAAATGCAGAACCATAATGATCAACTGCTAGCGTTTGAAGATCGTCAGTGTTGCCGGTTATCGCTGGACCATTTGCAAGATCAATAAATGTTTTATTGAAATTCAAGGTCGTTTGCCTTTGAAGTTCCATGGCGGCAATTGAATAAGTTCCGCCTAATCCGTCGATCACAGATCCGGGCAAAGTGTCGCTGAGAGTCGCCAGTTTGCTTTGCAGCGTCGTTACGAAAAGATTATAAAATGTTTGTTGCGAAGATAAAGGTAGGCTCATTTTTTAATTCCCCGTAAATGGTGTAAAGTTCATTGAAAGTTCAGTGTATCCAACAGGCGTCAGAGTTACATTGATTGTAACCGTTTCTGGAGTTTCATCCTCTGACGTAATAGAAACGCCAACCACAGCTTGAACCCTTGGGTCCTGTTCAAATTGATCTTTGATCGCCTCCGCAATAGCCTGCTGACTCGAAAAAGATGTGGGAGCATTTTGATATTGCAAAATCCCAACCCCGTAAGTTGGTCTATGCACAAGAGCGCCAGGACTCGTTATTAACCGATGAAAAAGGGCCTGCTGCAAATTATTCAACCCACTCACCGTCATCAAGTCACCACTCGCAGTGACTTGCATGTCGCCCATTAAAGAAATATCTGTTTTCAATGCGTCTGTAATATTCATTAACTTAAAGTCCCCGTTCCAGTTCCGGTTACAGTGCCAGGAGCCCCGGCCCCGGTCGCAACTATTGCGGTTAGGCTGGCAACTGTCACAACAGCCGTTTTAGTTTGAGTATCAATTGGAGCAGCCAGGGCGGTAGCCAAATTTGATTGAGCTGTTGCAAGTTGAGCTTTTTGCGCTGTTGAGCAGCCAGTCGGAGGAGGAAACTGCGCTTGCAGTCCTGCTAAAATTCCAGCAACCAGCGTGGCATCAACCAAAGCCATTTATGGCCCCCTCTCAGTAAATACTATCTGAGAAATGATGTTTGTACTAGATGTTGTTACATACTTGCTCATCACATTGTTGAGCGCCGTCGTCACTGCTGGGTCTAGAACAACAGGGCCAAGAGCACATTGCCCTATGCTGCCAGACGAAGGAGTTAAAAAAGCATTGAGAATATCCGTCACGCAATTTATTAAAACGTCTCCCAAGACCAATGGCGAGCTTTGTTCATTGCCTGCGTGACCGATTCCCACTTTCGTATCACTTCCCAGGTAAAGTTTTTGTCCTGGTCGAGAGTATTTTACTGTGTGACCACCTTGCATGAACTTAGGCAATGGCTCTTGTGGAGTATTGAGCGTCTTTAAAACGTGAGCTTCGTCTTGATCTCCGTCCGCCATTCCCAATAAAACCAAATCATTTATCTCTGGATATTCTCCGTCATAAATATTGTTGAAAGTCATCTCTGCTAGAATCTCTCGATTTTCAGGAAGCAAATTAACCATGACTCTCAACGTGGATTGATCCATAGAAAGACCCAGCTTTGTAATCGTTCCGATTCCAAAATGAAGTCGAGTATCTTTGAAAATTTCTCTTAAAAACTCTAGGTCGTTCATAACGTCCTATTAGTGTTGTCGATCAAATTATAAAAGTCTACGTCAAGCTGAAATCCAGATGATTCGTTCATTTGCATCTTATAACTTTTGATCTGAAACCGTGGCGACATTTTCCCTATGGCACCAGAAATCAAGTCGGCCAATCCTGAGTCATACCCTTTCGATGTCAAATAATCAGACTTGTCTTGAGCTGTTGCAAATCGTGAAATTTCTTGCAAGTCAGGCGGGTCTATTTCAATGCAAATCGTTTGCCCTTTTTTAATTTGAGTCATGTCGTATGTTGTAAACGAAGTCTTGTTGTCAAACGTCGAGGTATCGGTTGTCCCGCGCCCAAGCATTTCCCAAGTTGAAAAACTTCCTTCTAGCTGCTGAAGCGAATATTGTTCATAGAGCATTTGCCCAATTAGCACCAAGGCGGCCTTGTTCGCAATCTTTGTGTAAGGAAAACTAATTGATGGCGCGACTTTGTTTTGAGTCGCGTCTATTGATCCATCCGGTTTTAAAACTGGAATAATTACGTCAGCTTTTGGAATCCCGTACTTGGTACACCAATTTTGATTCGCATCGAATGGTATCCTGCACGAAATTACTTCTTTCCCGCTTCTCGAAACAACTTGGATGTTGAAGTTCTTCAAGCGGCCGATTTTTCGCTTAAATCGAAGATTTTTCACATTGTTTCCATAGATGATTTTTATGTCATCGGTTGTAACCGTGGATTGCTTGCCGGTCTTTGGGTCAATGTTTAGACCCTGGTCCTTTGGAGTCACAAGGTAGATTGTAGGCGCAATGTCGCCACTTGGAGTCTGGGCAATCCCCATGTAGCAAATCAGCCCGGCGCGGCCTGCAAGCTCTTGTATAATGTCCCAATAAGTTTCTCTCTTTCCACCACCTGTATTCATTCCCCCGGTCATAGGATCGCCAAAATTAGGATCATAGGAATTGATTACAGGCATTGCAACACCAGGCGAAGAATAGACTTGAATATTCGCCGTGGCCGGAAAGGTCGATAGCAGTTTTAAAATGGCTTTATTGAGCGGCAAATTAGGATAGAAAGGCCCGGTAACTGACTGAGTAATAACAGCCGGGGTTGAAACCGATGGAAAGAATGGGGCCAAGATCCCAGGAATTACGCCAGTAGTTGCAGCCGGTGCCGGTGGAGCTGGAGCGACTACGCCTTTCTGAGAGGTGTATTTTTGGTCAATTAGCAGCGCCGTGGTGTCTCGACCACTCAAAAGCACTTTCCTGCCTGCATCGTCGAAAACAATTTCATTTTCATCGACGAACCCAATAAATACAGCGTTTGAGATATTTGGATCTCCGACAGAAGGACCACCGGGAATTATTATATTCACCTTGCCGGTGTCTTGGTTGTATATAGATCCCATGTCTTGCATGTAGATCACAACGCCACAAGCCCGGATAATTCTTGGATCAAATGGGAAGCTTTTGTAATCAATCTCTGCGGTGAAAGTGTCGGCGGTCTTGTAATCGTTTCGACTTACCACAACGTCACGAACCTGGACATTGACCTTTGTAGTCGCATGCGCAGCCGCATTGCTGGAAAGACCGAAATCTTCCGGCAAAATTCTAAGCTGCATACAAGCCCGAGGATAATAATAACTCATGCTGAAGGAATCTCCAAGATAGTACCAGCAACAAGCGTGTTGCTCGTTAAGTTGTTATGCTCTGCGATCACCGATGCATTTGCAGCGGTTTGATAAAACTTAATGCTGATATTTTGTAATGTATCGTTTTGCTGTACTCTGTATCTAGCTTTTGGAACAGTGACAGAAAGCGCAATCCATTGAGCTTGCATTTGAGCAAGATACAATTGGAGCTGCAAAGTTGCTTTCATTGTTTCAGCAATGTAACTGATATTCGCATAAGTGTCGCGAACCTGCCCCGCTGAGTTTCCCTGAGAGCTTAAAGTGTTAAATCCATGCGCTAGAGCGTCTATGTTTCGATTGAAAGTTGAAATCGTAGCTTGTGCATTTTTAATGAGCCCCAAGGCCCTATTGGCACTTGCTTGGATGCTTTGGGCAGTCGATACGATATTGCCAACGAATCCGGTCACTGTGTTGATAGCGGTCGCCACAGTCGAAATATAACCATTGATGGCCCCGGCGATACTCTGCGGAACCGTATCAGGAACCGAAGAATAATTGGCCGCGAAGCTCGAAGCCGCATTGATCAAATTTTGATTTACTGTTGCCGGTGCGGCCTGCTCATTTGCCGAGAAGTAATTATTGATTGGCTGAGTTTCACTGACCACCAAAAACGTCACTTCGTAGTCAATCCAAGACAGCTTATTCATTTTGAAACTGGCCTTTTGGATGAACCCGAATCGAATCCAAGCTCCGTCAGGTCCAGCCATTCCAAACTTAACCAAGTTTCCGCGCTTCCGCATTTCATTGATTGCTAAATTGAATTGATATGAAACGCCGTAATAACTAGTCCCGTTCGCATCGGTTAAGCTGTATCGCTTGTCTTTTAGCCTTCCTTTGATCGTAACAGGGCCTTCTTTAGGTCCAAGCACCTGCACAACTGGCTCTGGATTGCCTGCGTAATAGTTCGTAATTAGGCGCTGCTCGCCATCCCACTCGAAGGGCTGGAATGGCATAAGGTTGCCGACAAGCACCAGCTTGGTATCGCCCTGCTTTACTCCATTGATGTATTCAAAAATTTGAAAACCGTGAGGGAAATCATTGCCCCTTAACTTAGGCTTTTTTACAGCCTGAGTTAGCGGATTTGCAATTGTGGCTGAGATTGAATCCAAGCTCATTAAGTCACCTGTCCATTTCTATTGACCAGACCAGAATGAATTGAACCGCCACCTTTTCCTTGAGTCCCGTTCATCACGAGATTTTTCAAATGCGTAGTTACTGCAAAAGCGATTCGATCCGGCTCCAATTGTTCGCGCATGTCAAAGCGGGCCTCGACGTGGTTGTAATTATTCACAACTGGATTTGAAGTTTTATCTGACGGATTCAAATACGGATGCGTGGTCATGAAAGTGTCTGTTCCAGCATTGAAATTATCCATCACATTCTTAAATGGATTGTTCCACTTTGAAATGTCCATAACGAAACCCATCAACACACTGACGAACCCAGAGAGCCCAACCATTGCCAAATAGGAAACTTTTCCAAGCCATTCGAAAATTCCAATCAAATTTTCTCCAATGTCTAGGCCGATCTTAACGTAGGTCGTGTATCTGAAAAACCACTCACTCAAATCAGCAACCCCTTGGATCACTAAATTGATTGGAGTCATGAAGTTTTGGAAAGCGTTATTCAATCGCAACATGAAAGCCGTAAGTCTTGGAGTCAAGTCAACGATGGCTTTAGCGTCTGCAATTTTTGCCTGCGCAGATCCACGGCTTAAGCCTTGGAAGACTGCCAGTACTGCAACGAAGCTGCTAATATATTCAACCAGGCCGATAAAGACCCAGCGTAGGATTTTGAAAACTGGCAATACGTTCCAAACGAATATCGCGAAATCCAATATGTAACCGCCGACAACTTTTAGGCCATTGATTAAGGTTGTGAGAATTACGCCATTGCCAATGCTTTTAAGAAAAGCGAAAATCAAGCTGATCTCAATGAAATGAAACGAGTGTTTCATATCTTCTTGCAAGTGTCTCAACTGCATCAATCCGACAATGGCCTTCTCTGGGTCTCCAATAAAAGTATTTATGATCGAAGCAATATTTTTCCCGATCTCTGGACCATTTTTAAGCAGCATCGTGTTGATCTGTTTTAGTACGATCATGAGCGGCGCTTTGAGCGCGTCACCAATTGGGCCAAGCATTTGATTGATCGAACCCTTGAGCACATTAAAAGCTGTTGTCATACTGTTCAAACGCTCTGACAAATATCCTGCATTGTTTCCAAGCTCGCTCATTGATTTTATCAGAAGATCCATTTTCTTATCTTGCTGCATCCCTGACAATTGATGAGGGTGCAAAATTCCAGCACCGTGAAACGCCTGCGTGTTTACCATGCGTTCAAAGAGCTTTCCGCCAACTGCGCCACCGGGAGATAGACCACGCAATAAAGCCTCTGCAATGGCATTGCCGCCCATTCCTGTCGCTTCTCCTGCTATCATTGCGTTCTTAGCTAATTCAATGCCGCCCGAGTAATTGCGGCCCAATTTATGCCTTTGGGCCAGTGGTGTGGCGAATAACTGAGTCATGTGCGCAAGTTCACCGCGCCCCAGGCCCAACTTATCAGCAACGCCAGCGACATTTGTCATAAGCATTTTGCTTGTCTCTAATTGCTCGTTGAATCCATTGATGTGACCTTTGAGCACATTCATATTTGAACCGATGGAATTGATAAAGCCCATCGAGCCCACTTGGAAGCCTTCGGAGAGCTTCACAGCTTCGGTTAAAACGCTGAGAAGTCCACCAGACCCAAGGCCCAAATGAGTTACTAAGCCACCAGCCAAATAAGAAAGGCTATTGAGTGCGCCATCTGCTGCACTTGATAATTTACCCACTTCGCCGGAAAGCGCCTGGGTGTTAAACATGGCTTGACCAACGTCGAACCTGAACTCAGTAGCAACTTCAAAAGCCTCTTCAATCATTGCCCGTCTTTCCTTCCCGATTCTGCGTCTATCATCTCGTTCAGTTTAGCAACAAATGCTGTGAACTGCCAAGGCTTCAATTCTAGAACCATGTCCGGGGTCAGACTTGTGTAGCGGCAGATCCATGCGATTTGCCGCCACAACTCAATGCTTTTTTCGCTTACTCTGATGCCGCAACAAGTTCGATCTGAGGGTCCTTTTGTTTCTCGTCCCCACCGGAAATCTTACCAATCACTTTGAGAATTTGACTATACTCATTCGTGTTGAAAAGCTTATCCATGTCATCACGTTCCGCCATAGAAATTATCTTATCATCCACTTTAAACAAAAGCTGCTGGACTAAAGCCTTCTGCATTTTGAATTGAAAAAGCTGCTGACTTTCGCCCGCTTCGGTCGCAATTTGCTCCGCTGCTCTTTCTGTGTGTTTGATTTTAAGTTGGTGCAAGAGCACAACTTTACCAGTTGAAAGCGTAGTTTTTACCACGCTGAGTTTTGGACTATCTGTCATATAAAACGGCCTCCTAAACCGTATTGTTGACTAAATCAGCGAGGGGGGCTTATTCCACGGCCCCCCCTCTATTTTACCGCAGGAGACTATAAAGGTCTTCGCTTCATAGCCTGGAAATCTAAACGCTTGGTCATTTTATCTTGCAGTCCAGATTGATCTTTCGACATTTTGAACTGCATATCGAAATAGCCATAACTTTGAGACGGACCGTCAGAATAATTTTCTGTCGAAAGCATGGAGTAATCAGCAACTCCAATGCCGTTCAAGTTATTGGTTATCAACGCATCAATGAATAAATCAATCCCTGCGTCCTTAACCTCACATTCAAGATTTCCCGACCAGCCTTCAATCGCTTGGTCGCCCTCTGGTTCAGACTGACCGACATAATACGATTTCATAAATGTCGAATCTTGATTAAGAGTTACCTTCTTAATCGCTGCGATTTTTTGGTCTCCACCATTCATCAGGACCCTAAACTGGCCCTGATGACCTCTAATTGAAACGCCACCCATTTAAGCCCCCTTTCTTAGCCGTTTGCTTCTGTTACGACAACACTTGTGCCGATTTGAGTTTGAAGAACAATAAACCTCATCGAACTATAGATCCGACGTTTGTAGATGATGTAAAAGAATCCAGCCGCGATTGCTGCATCATCATTCAAACTTGTGGTGTCGATAATCGAAGCGTTCCCAGAGCTGACTTCTGCGTCAGTAGGCACCAGGCCGGTCGATTCCAGCTTAGTGTTAAAGGTCGTTATTGCGACTTTCGCATTGTCACGATTCTTTAACGAGTTTACGCCGTTCTGATAATTGTCCATGAATATCGCAAGACTTTGAATAATATAATCAGCCATTCGTCTGCGGAAGATCATAATCAAAGAACTGTTTGCAATCTGCGTAACAACTCCACTCTTAATTTTGATTCCAAAATAAGAATCAACTTCAAGAGCACAAATGCCAGCATTGAGAAGACTGATATAGTCAGATCGTTGCGGCTGAGAAGCCAAATCAAGCGAAGCAATCCCGCTGAGATATTGCGCATTTTGTGATTCTGCTGGATCAATGTTAGGCGCAATTTGCGACAACAGAGAAGCGTAAAATCCTGCTGGGCTGACTACCGTATTTACACCATTAATTGCGGTATAGACATACGGCCAGCCGTAAATCAATCGGCCTTGAGTGTCGCGATAGCTCGCAACATCCGTCACGGCAGTAGCGACAGAATCACCAGCGGCCCCGGCCAATATACACATTTTGTCGGTTGTTGCCGCCATCGAGGCCAGCAAATAGCCCTTGATTGCCGTATCATATTTGTCAGTCCACAGCACATTGCCAACGCCTGCGCTTTGGCATTGGTTGATAATTGCAGTCTGATAATCTCCATCTGCAATAGATCCGTCAGAACCACTTGCGAGAGCGGTCGCGGCCTGCGTAGCAGGTTCAAGAGCAGACGAATTAACAGTTGCAGTTACGAGATTAGAAGCTGCGAAAGTCGCACCAACAGCAGAAATCACCACATTGTCATAAACTTCATCGGGCCACACTGCACCAGGGTTGCCGTCGTGAATCGTGTATTTTGATCCAGAGGTCGAGCCAGCTTGAATTTTAACCGTGATAAGATTTCCATAAGCGCCGGTCCACAAAGCAGTAAAAGTAATTCGAGTCACAGTTGAGCTTGCGCAGGCCAAAACGCCATTTGCAGCACCAGAAGCAGCGACTACTCGAACGACTTTCAAAGATCCGAATTGCTTATTTTGCAAATCAGCTAACCCGGTGAAAGCTAAGTTGGTGCCGTAAAGCTGATAAAGAGCTTTTACAGAACCTACGCTTTGAATCCCAGGAGCCCCGCGCTCGAATTGTCCAACTATGATGGCGACATTTACAGCAACGCCGACAACATTAGGCGGTGGAGCAACGTCATCAATGTAAACGCCATCGAGTGCTGACCAATCTAATGGATTGGTTGATTGAAAAATACTCATAACTTAAACCCCTCCGTGGAGTAATAACCATTCGTCTTGAACGGCTACAAAATCGTATGTGATTCTGTGTTCGCTGTATCGTCTGTCATTTCTTCAGGTGAAGTTGTGACACCAACATCAACAACGATTGTGTTTATAGCGTACATTGTTCTGTTCACTATTTCACGAGTATTTACTAAAAGAGAAATTCTTGCACGTCTTTCTTGTCGTTCGACTGCAAGTTCGTCGTCTCTAAACTCGTGAGTGTCAATTGTATAACGGGCAAAAATATTGAAATAATTTGTCAATTCAAGAGACAAACCAGCGGGGCCAGTGTCGGCGATTAGTGCCGCATTAAACAATGCGATAATAGCGTTAAGGTATTGACGCCTTTCCGCCACGTTCCTTGTCCAAAGGTCTAGCTGAATTTGAATTTCGTAATCAGCAACCACCAGGGCCTCGACAACTTGGCCCGAACCATTCGGAGCGCCAACCGAATAAGTCTCTGGTTGAATCGGCGTTCTTTTGTCTAACCCAACTGTGAGAGTGACAGAAGGATAATTTAATTTTTTATTTGCAGCGGGCCACTCTGTTAAAACTGTGAGCGCAGGAATCTGCGCAGCTAAAAAAGTGTTGAGTCCATCGACCGCTGCGTCCACGGCTCCAAGGCTAGGCATTTTTTAGCTCCAATCGAATGTTCTCAATAATTTTTGGAATCATATTTTCCAGTATGTGTTTTGGAGCTTGTCCGAATTGAGCAATTTTATTTTGCACGCCTTTTGCGAGCGCCCAAACTCTTGGCTCGTAATCAGGCGGCTGTGAAGAACTTCCCAAGACTCGTTTCGCCCAGGCGAGAAGTGGTGCAATTGGCATTGTGTGGGGTCGAGCTCCATGCTCTATCACGCCAGCGTAAGGTGCATAATTTCCAATGAAAGCAGAATGTTCATCGGCAGTGAATCCCCAAGACGATGCATAAGCGCCAGTGTCAACCGGCGAAGCACCAACCAAATCAGGAATTGATTTTGCAATTCCAGCAAGTACAGCTTTGCGCTTTTTATCAAGCGAAGTTCTTGAAAACGATTGAAGCTCTCCGCTGAATTTGCTGAGTGAAACTTTTTTCAATATTTTTACCTCATACGACGTTAAGAGCTTTTTTGGCAAAAGCCAGAATTTTTTGAGCGTGAGCGGCCCCGGTTTTGGCCGCATTTGATAAATTTGATCTACCTGATTTGGTGCCCAATAACACAGCTCCATAAGTTCCCCAGCCAAGCGCCTGGTTCAAGGCTTCATGTTTCGCCATTGCAACAGCTCGCTCTTTGGCGTGGCCTTTGCCAGCGAAAGCACCAACGGTCATGGCAGCAGATCCAACTTCACCGGCAACATGCACAACTGCATTTGCGGCAATACCTCTTTTGGTATGAACTGGAATTAACGCCGAGGCGGCCCCCTCGATCACCGCCACAGCAGAGGAACCATATTTTAAAAGAAAATTTGGCTTTACGCCACTTGTAGCAGCGACAGCCGTTTTTAATTTTTGAATTTTTCCCATGTTACTTTTTGCGGCGTTCATTGTCTTAATAGCCGCTTCCCCACGCTCGCCATTTGCAGTAATAGGAATAATCCTACCGTCTTTGCGAATGAAATGCGTAGGACCTTGGCTCATTTTCGCCCCTTGTTTGGGAAACATTTATTTCCAGGCATGTCCATTCTTTCAGACAACTCCACAGAAACGCGCCTGTCTGGAGTCCCGTCGTCGTCACGGTCTGCAACTGGATCAAGACGATTCGAACCACTATTGTTCAAATCGCTAACTTTGCTCCCCCCAAATTTTCCAACGGTTACTCTGTTGAAATCTTTGGAGAGAGTAGAGCTTGTTTTTGACATTAAAAAGGGCCTGGGCCTTTGCGATAGCGACCAGCATCAGCGTTCAACTCTGTTGCAACAGTGCCGCGCTTGGCATCGTCTACAGGGTTGTAACTACGATCATGAGACTTGTTCAAAAGCTCAGAATCTTTCCCAGCCGGAATTTCAGGACCAGCACCTCCACCGGAATTACCGATAGCTTGCTTGTACTGCTTTTGTGAATTGTAAAGTTTCGATGCTTCATTTGCCATTTAATACCTCGTTTGGTTAGTGAGTTCTTTCAACACTAAATTCCAAGTCACATACTCTTGAGTGACTTTTACTACCTGATACACTTTAACACCTACAATAAAAAGATTCTCGACATTGTTTGCTGAACTAGACCCATCAAGAGCGGCTTCGTTGAAACTCTCTTGAGAAATCATTTTCAGCATTATGTCGCCGTTCTTTACCGTTCCACCTTCGCGAGCTTTAATCTCCTGGGTCAAAGTCACAATTTGTGGAGAAGGTAACATCTGAGTCAGCACGTCCTTGGCTGACCCAGATATATCGGTCGATTGAACCGTAAATGTTCCATCCGTGAACCACGTTCGATTCAAAAAATAAACTGGCTGTTTACTCGCACCAATACTATCTCGGATGCTCAAAATTGAGTTAATCCCAGGTAATAATGATGCAAGTATTCCGCCACTCATACGCAAACACTCACATTCGCGCCACCTTTAGCAATGTACGGAATATCAATGTGTTCGGCGATTTCTCTTGAGATACGTTTCCGCTCTCTCCTTAAATCTTCCAACTCACATTTGTTTACCGTTATGTCGCCAACTTTCTCAGCCGTAAGGCGAGTTATTGCGACATTCATTTGCGATTCGATGGCAGAAACTTGAGCGAGATAAGAAATAACCAGCGCCTCGCCATCGGGTGGAAGTTGGTGCAAGCGGTCGTTCATTACTCTATCGTAAATCACTGAACCGGCCTGAATCGCCTTCGATCCGTAACCGAGAAGCTGGACAATTTTATTCATCTGCGCACTTGTAAAAGCCATTTAATCCGCCCTTAAGCCTTGGGAGTTTGCACTGGAGTCGCGACAACAGGCTTCATTTCTTCCGCCTTTTTCGCTCGCTCCGCTTCTTCTTTTGCAAACGCTTCCTTCGCTCTTTTATGGTTGGCGGCGTGTGCCCGCTCTTTGTTAGCAGCAATTTGATTCGCAGCTTGTTGCTTGCGGGCATAGTTCAATCCCATAATTTCCTCCATGGGGTGAATTGCCCGGACTTTCATCCGGGCGGGTTGCCCGTCTTACAACGGATACGATTCGACCAAGAAGATGGCATTGGTCAGAACTTTATGCTGGGCTGAAGCGGTCCCTACCACATTCAGATTCAACATTGTTCCGGCAGGCACATCAACTTCACTTCCGCCAACTTGATCAGCATCTAAACCGCCGGTTGTTGCCGTAGGTCCAGAGTTATCAGCCCCAGCAGGTTGAGTGTCGAAAGCCAAACCGCCACCAACTTTCAGCGTCCCGCCAGCGGTGGGAAACTGAGTATTGACCACAACCGCACTTCCACTCGTTGTCACAACTGCATAAGCAACCGGGGTCGCCGAATTGTCTTGCAGAGTGAGAGTGAAATAATCGGTCGTGTCGCCAGTAGCACTAAGACCAGCTTGATCCACGAGATACACATTTTTGATTCTGCTTCTTTTTCTGAAGAAGATCCCAGGCAAGACAATGCTCGCCCCGGATGCTTGCGTTCCGATATAAACAGAATTGATACTAGGCAATCTTTCGTTATTCATATTTCCCCCTTAACCGTTCGCCGTTACTGTGCGCAGAAGCGCAGTTTTCTTAAACAGCGGGCTAATAGTTTGATCGAAAGACCTCGTGCCGTACCATTGATCACCAGCGAAAACCCATTGGCGATGCAGCATATCGTAATCATGCTCCATTTCCATTTCTTGCTTCACCATGAAACCAAATGCGTTCGCTTTGCAGACGAAGGCATCGTAAGCATTTAGCGAATTGATTTGAGCGACAGTATTCTTGCCGACCGTATCAACCGAAATGATTGCGAGGCCAGCCAAACGACCTTCGAAACCCTCAACCAAAAACATTGGATCAAGAGCGTTAGCAACCAGGAAACCAGCGGTTGTATCTGTGAGCAAATCAAGAAACTGCATCGAGTGCATAAACACAACGATAGAATCTTTATGCTTGTCACCAAACGCCACAACTTTGCCGATGTTTAAAGATCGGATGTTCATAAGTCCATAGCTGTTACCAGCGGCGGAAGTATAACCAGTTGTGTAAGATGCAGACAAAGCGGTGTACAAATCTTGATCCACTTTTTCGGCCATAACTCGACCAATTTGTTCTTGAACTTCTTGGATAATTCTTTCAGTGCGAGCAGCGGAAACTTTGAAAGCCTTCTTGGAAACACCAACGGCTTTCGAAACTTCTGAAGCGGTCACATTGAACGAATTATCGGTCAAGTTATCCACGATCAAACCCTCGTCTTCGCTTGGTGTCTGAGCGGCACCAACAGCAGAAAAGTAAGGGAAATTTTGGGTCAACCCAGGAGCAGCGGTCAAGCTGTCATCTCTGAGTGCGAAAGCTCCATAAACGAGCTTTCTATCGAAATACGCCATAATATGATCTTGCCAGACTTTCGGCGCAAAACTAAAGTCGGCTGCTACTGTTGCGGGCATTTGGGAACCTCCTAAACGGCTCTACCTTTTGCCTTTGCTGCTTTGAAAAAAGTTTCATATACTTCCGGGCTTTCGAGATACAGCTTACTTTTTTCGGTTATGCTCATTTCGCAAAACTTATCTAAAGTCATCTGACCACTTTCGCCTGGACCGGCTTCCTTAATGGGCTTTCCATCTTTATCAAATCTAAGAACTGTTGAGGTGGCACTTTTGCCAGCTCCGCCCTTACATTTGGTTACGATTGCTGCCAAATCTTCTTCGGAAAGTTCGTCACCTTCCTCCAAAGCATTAAAGGCTTTCGCCATCAGGTATTCATAAAATTCTAAATTCTCATCTGGAATCTTATGAGCCCTAGAACTTTTTAAAATCAAAATCTCAAAGGCTTGTTGGTTATTTGTGGCTGCTGCATTGGCCAACTTTTCTTCGGGCTTCTCTTCATCGAGAAGTCCAGCAGCTTTTAAAATCGCCTTATTCCGCTGCTCTACTGTTTGAACTTTAGACACCAGGTCTTTGTTCTTGTTACGATGACTCGCATTTTCTTTGCGAAGTTTCGCTAAGTAAGCTTTGGTTTTAGGGTCCAGCTTGCTATCATCCAATTCTGGGTCAACCGGATCTGGATCTGCATCTGCTGCGGCTTTCGCATCGGTAAACACTTTTTCAGCGGCTACTACTGCGGCGGCCAACTCTTTGTCTTCTGGTTTTGCGGCTGCATCGGCAATCGCTTTATCCCATATCGCTTTCAACTCTTCTAGAGTCATAAGCAACTCACTTTCTGACCTCCTGGGTCTTTCAATAATAATGAAGAAGAAAAAACTGATTTACTAGGACAGACATTTGACGCTTTTCTGGCCTTGACTTAATTTGAGGAAATTTAGCAATATCAAGTACATTGCTGGGAGGCCACAAAATGAAAGTTCAATTTATTTGCAAAAAGAATGAGTGCTATTCTTTTATTTCTTACACTCGACGAAGTTCTGGGTTGTTCAATTCCACTCGCTTTATTGTGGATAGTTTGCGCAGCCAAGGAGTCGATGCGGAAATAATTGAAGTCAATGACAACAACGATATTGACCGAGAAGTCAGACGATTCAAACCTGATTTGTGTGTGATCGAAGCCCTTTGGGTTGTGCCTGAAAAATTCGATGTCCTTTCGAAGCTGCATCCTAATGTGAAATGGTTTATTCACATGCATAGTGGAATCCCATTCTTGGCGCTCGAAGGTATCGCAATGGATTGGCTGATTAAATACGCCGAGCGCGGAGTCGGTATCATTGCAAATTCCGAAGAAACTTACGCAGCTTTCAATACTATCATGGGGCCTTCTGGTCTCTACTATTTGCCCAATATTTACTTGAGCAAACCCATGCCAGCGATCTCGAAGCCTTGGGAACCCGTTTTGAATGTCGGTTGCTTTGGTGCAATTCGCCCAATGAAAAATCAATTGATTCAAGCATTGGCCGCAATTCAATTTGCGAAAGAAACCGAACAAGAATTGGTTTTCTTCGTCAACGGATCTCGCACCGAAACGGGCGGCGATCCTGTGTTAAAAAATCTCGTTCAACTATTCGATCAATTGCAAAATGCAAAATTAGTTCTCAAACAGTGGATGGAACCAGAGCATTTTCTACACTTCCTGCGCCAAATGGATATTGGGCTTCAAGTTTCGCTCACAGAGACATTCAATGTCGTTTGCGCCGACTATGTAACTGCGGGCCTCCCGGTAGTTGCTAGTGACGATGTGAAGTGGTTGAGCTGTTGGTCGAAAGCCAAAGACGATTCCATAGAAGACATTGTTAAAAAAATGCATACGGCAATGGATAGAAGATTCATCATCAACAGGAATCAAAAGCTGTTGCTGAAAAATTCGGATCACGCTCAATGCAGATGGTTCGAATTTGTAGATGGTCAATCTTGATAGCCGTTATTTTTTTCATGATCGCAACCGGGGCGATCGCTTACGGAGTCGCCCTGGTTTTGATTTGGCTTTTCTTTAAATAAGGCCCAAAGCCCAGTCTTTTAATCCCTTCGGAAAGCTACCAGGTATGAAAGCAGGCCCTTGAATCTTTCCCCACTCTCGTCGATACGGCACCATAACGGATCGGTCATTTGGCCGATCCGGTGGCACCATAAACACACGTTCAATTTCATTCCAAGTATAATGAAAGTCTTCGTCCATTTTTGCGACCAAATGCTTTTGTGCTGCATAAATTGAATCTTCGCCCGTTCTGCTATCCATAGGATGCATTAAAGTTTTTAAAAGGTCTGGGATGTCGTCAGAAAGTTCTTCCATACTGTTCAACTTTCCGCGATTATAAACTCCATGAAGCTCTGTGCGAACAAGACGGCGAAGCTCCCACTCTTTTCCATTAAAGAAATGACCTATCCGTTCTATCACTTCGTCTTGCGTCGCTTCTCCTATCGCCGCAGAAAGAAGTCCCTTGCCCACTTGAGCAAGCAAATCCGTCCCATAACTATCGAGATTTTTTCGATAGCGACTTATGAGCAATTGAGACGTATCTTCTGCCAGAAGTGCAACATTGAGATTGATCGGTGTTACTGCCCCAACAAATTTTCGATCAAACAATTGAAGTTCTTTAATGAGGTGGTCGATTCCCTTCGTCGCGACTATCTTAGCGCCTTGGATCATGTTGCCGTTCAGTGTTTCAACAATGGCCCCGATTGCGCCTTGGACCTGGGCAAGAACCCCCCGAAGATGCACGTCCGTGAAAGTACCTCGATTGGTGCGAGCAAGTTTATTCAATAGGTCCTGTTGAATCCCACGATACGATTTTAAAATTATTTTCTGTTGGTCGATTTCTAATTGCAAAACATCGTTGATGTGTTTCTCAACGATGCCTGTTGAATCAACTTCCTCGAAGAATGACATTTACTTCTTGAACCATTCGGCCATGTGCGGCCTGGGCATACCTTTTCGCCAAGCTGAGATATTTTGAGCGATCTTTCCAAGACCTTTGACCGGCAGTGCTTTGTAATAAGCCCCAAGCACTAAAGCAGTTGTTACAGAAGCTGCGGCCCGCTCTCCAATGCTTGAAGATACACTTTGATCCTTCTCGCCTGTGATCCCTTTGTGGATTCTAGTGATTCCTTCACCTAATATAATGCTGCTTAGCGTTATGCCGGCCGCTAGCATCTTACCGCGAGCCCTAAACATTTTACTGGCAATGAATCGCTTGGTCACAGCTTTGGCCATCGTTTCTTTGGCGTGAGGGGTTGAGAACAAATTCAATTGCCCACGCATTGAATCGGCAGCGGCCTTGTAAGCGACGTTTGATGCTTTGAAGACCTTCTTATGGACTTGGACCACTTTCGCAACGCCAACGCCTGTTCCAGCGCCAACAGCTAGACCAGCGCCGACCAGTGCGGTGCCAGTCTTCAAGTCTTTCTTTCTTTGCTTGCTCAACTTGATTGGAACAATTCGCCCATTGATTCGACGAAATACCAAGCTCATGATCTAGCCTTAATTTTTTTTCGAAGTTCTTTGTTAAATTGCATCACGCCATGCGAAGCAACTCCAATACCAACAGCGGTCAAAGCTAAAGCAGCATGACCGGCCAGTCTAACCTTACTTCCAATCTTCCCAGCTTTCAGCGCGTCCTTCATGTGAGACACAGCATGGTCTTTTAATACGCGATATTTTGCGCTACCCTTTCCAGCTTCTCGTGCTTCACTGGCAAAACCCATAGCGCGGGAAGCATACTGCTGTTGAGCTTGTCCAAGTCCCTTCTGCGCAGCTTTTGAAAATTCCATTCCACCAACACCGACCAAAATAGCAGCCGAACCAGCATTGACTTTACGACTTGCTTTTTTCATTTGCGGGCTGTCTTTTATATGGACAACTCTTCCATGGATTCTAACGAATGGCATTGATCCCCCTTAAAATGTGCAAGTAGTTCCGATTGATGAAACTTCTTTCCACGCGACACCAGTATAAACACAAAGAATCCAAACCGACGTAAGAGCAAGTTGCCCGGCAGAATTTCCAGATGGAGTTACACCAAGCCCTGAAACTGGCAATGTTAGGACATTAGTCACAAGCATAATAGGAGTAGAAACACCAGTTACAAAAGTCTTCGTTCCTTCAATTGATTGCGTTCCGTTCGTAAGACAACCGCCAACAGTTGCACTTGCAGAAATACAACTCAATGCAGGAGTAGTGCCACCAGAGCTTGAAATCGGTGCCGAACCCGTCACAGTTGTAACAGTTCCAGCAGGACCGTATTGAGTAAGACCAGCATTGGCAACTGGCATCACAAAACACATAACTAAGAATGAAAATAAAAAAATGAAGTCCCTCATCTTATTGCCCTTCTACATAGTAAAACGCTTGCGTTCCTGTGACTGCGATCACATAAATTGATTCGGTTGTTGGCTTTATCATTTCCCAATTCCCACCGGCAGGAATCAAAATGCCCTCAGTCGCAGATTGCACAGCTCCAAACTTGATTGAGATTGAAGCAGATCCGTTATTTTGGATCATAAGATATTGACGATAAAAATTCGCGCTCATCAGCTTCGTACTTGTGCCGGTAGCAGATCCAACGCCAGCATTTGAAGTTGAGCCCCAATGATCGGCACCTTGAGCAAAAACGCCAACGAATAAGAATATAAAACACAATAAAAATTTCATTTAAACAATCTCCTTTAAACAAGATATATCACAACAAATCACCGGATGCACTTCACCTGGACCAGAGCTTTCATCAACAACTAAAACTTTCCCCTCCATATTCCTTGGCATGTCGGTGTCACTTAACATCACATAACCATTGCCACGCTTTCCGCTTCGAGCGGTCCACTCTACTTTTGTCATTTCTTGCATTTCTATCCTCCATCTCCAAAGCTACCGAATGGACTCGGCAGCGGTTCTTGTACTGCTAATTTTTTAATTTCTTCTTCTGCATTGTCAGCAATATTAGTTTGAGCAATGATCCACTTTGTGAGCGATTCGCGGCTTATGATCTGCGCCGTTGCTAATACGTTCGCGGCCTGGGCCATCGTATTAATATCGGCAAGAGTCGGCGGAAATATGTTTGGCCATTGAACCGTAAAATCAAAGCTCGATGGGACATACCCAGGAGGCGTTTGGATTACTGTTTGCGCGCCCATTGCATTATAATGAAGACACGTCATTCCAATTTTTATCAACAGATTTGTAAACTGAGGCTCAAGTGCTGCTCTCAAATCGTCAATCAATTCCAACATCGGTGCATAAAGCTGCTTCAATGCTTCGCCGCTTTGAGTGTTGCCTTTGATCTGTTCAGGGTCGCTAATAACAACTCGAACAACTTCTAGCATCCGATTGCGCATTTCATCTCTGCGATCACCGGCTTGTTCAATGCCCTTCATATCTGTTTCTAAATATTTGGCTTCACCTTCTCGGCCAAGATTCCAGGCTTTGGTTGATGATCGAACCAGCTTATCAAGTTCGTCTTCATCCATTTTGTTGAATACTAATTGCGGCTCTTGATTGTACGAAACAGCTTGCGAAGTTTGAGATAGAGAATAATTAAGCTCATCAATAAAGCCCAAAATATCCCCGTAAAGAGAATAGCCGTCGAAATCAAATTTATCAGAATGAGTTTGAAGCCACTCACCTTGAACCCAGCCCAAGCCATGCTCCATGCGACCAGCTTCTTCGAAAGTCGGCCTTGATCCTGGGCGGTAAGTAGGATTATCAAACATAATGTCGGCCTGTTTTGTAAGAACAAGCTTATACCATTTCTTGATGGGAGTTCCATTTTGATCTTTGTCGTTCTGATCTTCATAGACATATTTTATCTCGCACGAATCAAGTTCGCCCATTTCATCGAAAATTGGATAGCAGTATTTGGACTTTGCAAATTCAATTTTGACAGCGCCATTGACCAAGTAATAACGAACAAAGCAGGCCCCAGCTTTCAGCATGTTTTTAACAGGGTCGATCATTTTAGCTCTGAACTTTACAGTTTTACCGACCACACGAAAAAATTCTGTGTCATCGTCGTCGTCTTCAATTACGAATTTTGGAAACGTCGATTCACCTATCAGCTTTGCCGCGACCTTCTCAACCAAAACCTTAGCAACATTGTACATGATGCGCGGTTTTCGATCACGAATCGGTACATACTCGTCAGATTTTAAAGCCTCGTTCCAGTCTTGCAAATCTTCGTACTGTTCCGAATCGTAATAACGATCGAGTAAATCTAAATGATCGTTTCGAAACTCTTTGGCCTGGTTCATATCGTCGCCCATGATAACGCCTAAATGATTTTGCGCGAATCTGCGCAAGCGACTTAAGTCTGACTTTGGTTTTTTTGATAAAGGTCGTGCCATTATTTCCCCGTTCCCATGCTGAGTCCGCCAGCTTTATATCTGTTATTAACTAGGTTCCAAAGCATCTCTAATGCATCAGGGAAATCGTCATGATCTCCTAACGGAAACGATTCTATTTGCCGCATCGCCGTTTGACTAAGTGCTCGATTGAACAAGATCCAACCGTGGGTAATTTTAGGTTCCAGAGTATGAATCCGCTTTTCCTTATTTTCCACATTAACCACGTCGTAAATCGGTAAATAGACTTCTTTCTTAATTTCTTTTTGAAAGACTTTTCTCTCAGCTTCAACATTCGGTAATAGTAAATCACGATAGAGATTTGTTTCAAGTGCAAACTTTTGATACTCGTACTCTTCATTATGCTCAAACATGGAGCGAATCCACTTTGACGGGCCGGTTCGCTTGGTCTCTTCCGCATGAACGAACAATCTGATTTTGTATTCTCTCCCAGGTACAGCAACACCCAACCCAGTTACTAGGGAGGAGTAATCTCCAAGCTTTCCAGGCTTGGCCTTCGTCTGCCCGGTCGCTGGGTCGAGTGCGCCATAAGCGTTTATCCAAGAGCCCTTTGGTTTTACCATGTCCCAAGGGATTGTAACGCCGTTCGACTCTATAAGTAGACCTTCGTCTGTTTCCTTATACCAGTGTATTTTATCAAATAGCGCATGATCCCCGCCAATAGGCTCGTTTTGCTTCTCTTTGAAAAAAGCTCTTCGCCCGGTCTCAATCAATTCTTTCATTAAATATAGATAGGTTTCTTTTTCAGGCCAAAGGACTTTAGTCCCTTGCAACATCAGCTTTTCGTTTGTTTTATAAAACTGTTCGGATCTAATTACGCGATCAATGTCGTCAAGGTTGCAATAGATTTTTGTCCATTGCTCCCATAGGTCTTGGCGCTCTGACCAACTGATAATTGCTTTGTAAAGTTTGCCGTCGTAACCGGGATTGACAATTAGTTTCGAGAGTAGCGATTCGGGATGCAGAATCGTTCCGATTGTTTTGATATTGGTTTTGGTGTCTCCAATTTTTGATACGACTTGAAAATACCAATCTTCATACTTCGCACGAATAGATTCATTAAGAACTTCTTCGGAGTGCTCAACGTCATCACAGATAACTTTGCTGGGTCGGCTTGCACCGAACCTAATGCCCCTGACTTCTGTTCCAGATCCAAACGCCAAGAATAGACACTCAATACCATTGCATAATACTGTGTATTGAGTTTCACCCGGTTTGCTATTCGGAAACCCAACTCCATAATCAGCAATGAGCTGAGCGTTTGTAAGTATCTCAGTCCGAATGTCTTTAAGTTTTTGATTTGCTTGGTCTTGCGTGTTTGAGAATATAACAATGAAGTCTTCGAGCCCGTAACAAACATCGTGGATAGGTTCGACGAAGGCTTCAATCGTAGATTTTGCGTAACCGCGAGGAGCAGCCCTAGAGCGTCTAGCTGCTCTCTCACCAAACGCAGCCGAATCGAACAAGTCAAAATGAAGTTCGTTAAAAGGCAACTGACAGTAATGCGGAAAATAATACATGGCATAGAGTTCCAAATCGGTCGCACAACGTAACCAAAGCCATGTTTGAGCGTCTTCATTTTCTTCCCGGTCTTTGAATTTTTGCCATTGTTGATGCCATTCTTCCCTTGTTATCAATGACACTTCCCGTATTTGGGCGAGGTCCGATTCCGAGTATTTTATTAAGCTCATTTACGGCCCACTGCTTCGGCTCAAGCGTGATCTCTGTTCCCCACTCGCTTGGTTTAATCTTATTAAGAGCAAATCTTTTGTAGCCAAGATTTTTGTAGTCTTCAATCGTAGTATGAGACTTATATAGGTCTGTGAAATCTTCGTGTGATGCATGAGCGATCGCATGGAGCAACCGAATCGCATCTTCTCTTTTATAGTTAATGACTTGCTGCAATCGTTCGCGTTCGATTTCAATTGCCTCAACAACGTGCGGAAACCGAAGCATCCGGCTCGCATTTGCAAGAGCGTCTGTTGCGGCCATTGAATCAGGGTCATTCCTTGGAACCGCTGCATAAGCTCGCACAGCATTGCCACCATTAGAAACATAATTCTCCACGAAGCGAGTTTGAAACCAAGTCAGTTCTTTTTTCTTGGTCGGCTCGCTCACCTGGAGCGTAGTCGATTTTCTAGCCATGATTTAATGCTAAAGGACAAAAGTTTGATTAACTAGGACATACTTTTGACGCTTAAGGTTTCCCCTCGGGAATCTTTTGTTCTTGTTCGTCTATTTGCTCTTTCCCTTCAGGAGTGTTCTTATCCCCACAGATACGCTCACACTGAAATTTAGATCTAGACTTGGCAGAAGGCCTTCTCTCTGGGGATACACCGCACTCAAGTCGAATGTGGTCCAAGTGTTTCCAGTGCCAACCACGCGCTATGCCCTTGGCCGTACCAGCTGCTATCTTATATTCTTTTCCTACTTCTGAAAACTTTCTACCAAGCGATATTGACTTTATAATTTCTATTGCCTGCTTATCCGTTAATTTACACCCTGAGGCCATCTCTCCCGTTCGCTGCCTTCTAAGGCCCGTTCTGTGTGCATGAGCCATATTGTGACTGTGGTTAGATTTCTCAAGATTAGAGACGGCGTTGTTTAGCTTGTTGCCATCAATATGGTTTACAATTTCAGAATCTTTAATTATCCCGAAGGCCTCTGCCACCATTCTGTGAAGTAAAAGGCTTTTTTTGCCATAGTGAATGTTAAGGTATTGGCAGGTCCCAGTTCTTTTTGGATTAAGAATCTTCCATGTACCCGAATAATTAGACCTGATTCTGCCAAGACTAGAGACATCGTATCTCTCATTAAAGGATCTCCATTCTTCATTTTCCACACAGTACCTCACACTCGGCGATGGCTTCACTTGAAATAACGTATGTTTGCGTAGAATCAGGATAAGTATCCATGAAAAACGCCAAGGCCTTCTGCTGCACCTCAAGCACCTTAAGCAGTTTGGGGAGTTCGTTGGCGGCGGATGCAAAATACTCAAGGTCATGTTCGAAAGAAGCTCTACAAACCTTGCCTCTTTGAATCTCTTCAGTTTCTGGCTCAAGTATCTGGAACCATCTGCAAAAAGGACCTCGTATTGTTCTGTCATGTGTGTGCACGTACCACGATACAACTGGAGTCGACTTAGATTTCGCCTCCCTCAACGCTTGAATCAAAGTTTGAAGTGCGGTCATTTCGTCTCCTTGAACGCTGCGAGTGCCTTGCATTTTAAACAGTCATGAGAATGTTTTATTTTATCCGCGTCTCCAAAACCACCGCTTATTTTTATTACCAAGCAAGGTAACAACTCCAAAGCCTCAACCAGCGCCAACAATCTCGGCTCAGATCTCAAGCATTCGTCCCAACCAGCTTTGAATCCATCATGAGCCAAGGTATCATAGGTCTTGCCATACTGTTTCTCCGCAGCTTGGTCTCTGACTTTGCTCATAAATTCCCTTCAGGAGTCGTTCTCATACCTTTTTCCACCAATACCAAAGCAGGCCCAACAGAAACGGATGAAATCCGTTTGCAAGCATTTCTTGGAAAGCCTTCTCTTTGGTCCATCCGAATATCTTGACGCGAACAATACCCAAGACCAGGCCGGTGCGATCTTCTCCATGCTCGCAATGGACAAAAGTCGGTATCTGACTAATGCCGCTTATGAATAATGAATCTTGAATCACTTTCATGTTTGCATCACTCGGAGCCCAGAAACCAGACAGCGGAATGTAGTCCAATTGAATCCCAAGAGATTTACACCACGCGATTTCATCCGAAGATTGATCTGAATTTAGCTTTATGATCTTTTTAATTCCAATATGCGCCAATTGAACCATATCAGCTTGAACTAGCGGCTGACCACCGCGCCATAGATTACTTGTGACCTTTATGAAATCATTTATCATGGCATTAGCTCCTTTGTGCATTTGCCTTCTCTATTTACTCTATATATAGACCCGCGCCACTTAACCGTATTACCAAGCAACGAAACGAACCAAATCGGCAACATTAGCCACTCACTAACAACATAAGCGAGAAACGACATTCGTCCGCCGACTTTACGAATCATTCTGATTTCAATATACGTCCAAAGCGTTTGGATTATCACAGCAGACCACCATGGCATGATAAACATGCACAACATGGAACAAACCGTGAAATATGTTAGCGGCTCTAACATAAAGATCCATGGCGCGTGCGCTTTGCGCATCCTCGACCATCTTACGTTACGATTAAATACTTCGCGAAACGAAGTCCATCCAATTGGTTGCTGGACTGGAATACTCATTACCTTTGTGCGCAGTCCTGTTGCACTTATGAACTTACCAATGTTGTAATCTTCCGCCATGAACGAACCAACCAATAATAATCCGCCGCATGTCTCAAGTGCAGACTTTCGAAACATCATCGACTTACCAAGCACAATTGATTCATTAATAGAATTAAGCACAAGCAACCACTTGTTATAGAAACGATGAATTAACATTGCTTCAATCTCTGCTGCTAGTCCGTTCATCTTGGTACAACACAATGTCGACGTTAAAACGCCGCATCCATCTTTGAACTCATTGTCGAGTATATTTAGATAATTGGATGGCAATTGCACATTGCTGTCACTAATTAGAATCAAGTCGTTATTTGCGTTCATGTATGCTGCAAGTATGTTGCTGACCTTTGGATTCAAGTTCGTCTTTGACTGAGCAACGTATTTCTTTGCTGGGACATGCGGAAACATGAAAATAAACCGATCAACGTACTTGTGAGCTGGATCGGTAAAGCTATCAAGACAGAAAATCAATTCATCACGCTTGCCTTTGTCGTAACCAAGCATCCAATCCAAACCAGCTAAAGACTCCAAATTGTACCAAAGGCTGTAATCAATCCCCTTGCAAGGCTTTAGGACAGTGATAGGTCTTTGACGGCCCGGCTTTCGATTGCGGCCCACAAGGCGTTTTTGCGCCAATACGGTGGCATAAATCGTTAGGGCCAAACCGAGGAAAACGATTAGGTTCAAAATGATCACTTTCGGCCCACAGGCATAAACGCTTTATCAGCTACCCGGCCAATGTAAGACTTGGCATTATCGTCATTAGACCCACCAGTGACAAACAGCTCGAAGAAGTCAGAACCGTTAGCATCAACCGATGAAATCACTCTTACGCCACAATTACGCGCTTTAGCGTGTACGACCTGTCCTTTCTCTCCACCGCTTATGCCTTGAGTAGAATGTCTGAAATTAGTAGCAGAACAATAGAACCTCATTTGGGACCCCCTTAAATAATTATTACAAATTAATCGTGTTGAACAATTGACGCAAAATCAAGCGAAAATCAGAGGTAACAACGTGTTACCTGTTTGTTACCTGTTTGTTACCTAGCTATCTTATTAATATATATATATAATATATAATATAATAAGAATAAGTAACAAGGTAACATATATTCATGAACGTCATGAGGGCTTATTTATTTCTAAATAAAAAAAAGACCCTTAACGGGCCTCTATACTTTCTGATTTTTGTTACCTTTGTTACCTGGACTTAACTATATGATATTATTGATATTGACATTTGCGCAAAGGTAACAACGGTTTTGTTACCTTTTATTCTTGGTCAATAAAATGGGAAATTGGCACTATTATGCACCTAAATGGAGTCCCTGCAATCTTCACAAGTTTGCCTTTTGTTGCACCTTGGAGGCGCGAAAGACTATCGCCCCATATCTTGGACCACTTCTCGTTCTTCCAAATAACTCTTTGTTGTTCGGCGTGATTACCTGAAGCAACAGCAACAGAGTCTTCTCTCACAATAATTCCAAGACGCTTCAAAACGTCGCGCTCGTAACTGTCTTTCAACGATGACTTGTGAACTATTCCTATCAACTCACCAATAAGCGCCTCTTTGCGCTCATTCATGCCTTGATATGCAACACTTGTTGTTAATAGGTGGCTTAATGCATCCAATTGATCCGATTGCTTTGAAACTTCGCGCTGCTCGTCCAAGTTGATTTGACTTACTAACCATGTTGCTTCTTCTGCTGTTATTGGATCGTCCATTATCAATATGCTGAAACCAGCTAACAACATTCCGTATTGATCGCCGAATCTTGTGTCAGCAGTGCGAGCAAGTGCAACCTTAAGCAGTTTGAAGTTTGATAATAGATTTGGAATGTTCTTGATTGTGCGAGAAAACAAACGATTGCAAAACTCTGCATCAATTTGATTTGTATATTCAACTAGTCGCAACCATTGGTCTGCATCACCACCATGCGGCTCTAATTCTAAAACGGCGAAACGACCACGATCCGCTTCGTTTAATAGATTGGTGCGGATTGACGAAACGATTGCAGAGAACCGGACTTGATACTGGCTTGCGTGACCATTGGCACCGCCTTTGATGATTACCCCGCCTGTTTCAGACCAAGAGGCCCGCATCAAGTCTATTGTAAGGGCTATTTTTGCGGCAGAATCTGGACCGTTAGTTTCAAATTCATCAAAGAGTATTGGTATGGCGTCAGATCCGAGGGTCTGCCTGATTCCTGCTTCTGAGGTATTTCCAACAACGTAAACTTTGTTCTCTCCAAGGATAGGTTTGATAATTCGCTCAAGTAACGTAGTTTTCCCCGTGAGAGCTGCTCCCGTAATCCAGGTGTGAGGCCGGACAGGTAAAGCACCGCAGATTCTGGATAGGACGAGGGCACCCGCAAGAAGCAGTCCTGAGTCTGGCTTTTTCCACTTAAGAGTCTTACAAGCATCCACCAAAACGCTACACTCAGAAACAGAGAGTGAATTAGTATGCAAAGCACTGAGGCTAGACCCCAATGTGTAAAAAAATCCAGACTTAAGCTCACCCAGCTCCACCCGGCGACCATCGACAATAAGATGATTACCCATATTGACAACAATCCTACCTTCATCATTCCAGACCCCCGCACCGCGCACTAAGCGCCCTTTAAAGATTCCCCTACGCCTCGCCTGGTCTTTCAGATCACTTCGAGCTGAAGTCCAGTCAACACGGCCTTGGCCGCTATGACTTGGATATTGAACTTCCCAGTAGTTGATAGTCATCAAATTTAACATCTTGTCTTCTGTAAATGTAGAAATCGGGACAATCTGACGGTTCTGGGTTGATGTGAAAAAACAGGTGTCACCATCGAAACCCAGTGGATAAACCGCCATAGCCGGTGGCGGCTTTATGTCTAATAGCGCACTAACAGCTTCAAGGCCCTGGAGAACGTGGAGGTCGTTAAAGTCAGTTGGGCTTGAAGCCTCGTCTGTAAACGCTGGATAAACCGCGATGCCGAAGCAGGCGTGTGCGGCAGCTTCCGCACTTTCGCGACCTGGATTTTTGACAGGGTCTTTCCATTTGTCATCGTCTCCGCATATAATAATAGGGACGTGCGGGTATTTTTTCCTAATAATTGAGGCTGCATTAGAAAGATTCCCCGAATCAAATGCAACAACCACAGCTTTCTTTGTAGCAATTCTAACCGAAGCGCCTGTCGAGAAACCCTCTGTGATGTAAACGGCCTCGCTATCGCTAATAGATCCAATAATAAAGAGTCCACCTTTTTTACGTCCACCAGGGTAATATCTTTTTTCGCCGTCTTCAGCGATGCTTTCAAGCGACCAGATTTTTCCAGTTTCGTCTTGGATTGGGACATAAATAAAACCTCCATCAAATCTGACGCCGAGATTGACGCCAGCAATTTTCTTTCTATCTAAATAAGGTGACTCGCCAACAGTTGAAAAAGTTTCCCAAAGCGCCTGACATTCTTTCGCAGAAATTTCGTGAAGAATTTCCTTGCGCTCTTCCTCGGCTTTCTTTGCCTTGGCCATCTTCTCACGAATGATTTTGTTATCTTCTTTAGAGTAAACAACGTCAGATTTAAAAGAGTGTCTAGAGTCCTTGCCACCTTCTCGCATGTTGCCAAATTCAGCGACAACGAAAACCTCACCACCTGCAACAGTATGATGCTGCCACCCTATAACCCACCCAGAATATTTATGATCATTAGGTTCTATTTTGAATTTGTGGAGTTTTCCGTCGAGAGAGAAGGCACCAGGGTTGAGACCCTGTTGGGCCATTGCTGCTAGAAGTTCATTCATGGCTGATTCCCAGTGATGGTTAAAAAATCAGGGAGGTTTGCCGACGCTAAGGTCGGGCCTCCCCTACAAAGAAATCGGTCATCACTCCGATAGACATTCGAATGTCATGTCGCTTTTTCGAGACTTAAATCGTCAAATATCTGTTTAAGTCTGTCAACACTTGTTCGACGTTACGCGCTTGTATATAAATGCCCCCGAATCTGACAACCATATCTCTAAATTTCTTTTGATTTTTGCTTAGAGTCCCACCACCAGTTTTGCATTCTATTTCAATGCGCAAACCGATTGGGTAAGGAGTAGAGCCCTTTCTTAGCAAAGCAATACCTGTGATGTCGGCGGCACCAACCGGCCCAATTGTTACAGCTCGGCGGCCATCGAACGTGCGAAAGTTTCCGACAACCTGGGGCCACACACGACAATGCAACAAAGATCCAACTGCAAAGAGAACGTCATCAACCAGCTTTTGATGCTCGACAGTGTTGTTCAATTGAACCCTCCATTTTTTCTGACTTCTCTCACGTTACGATACCAATGCAACCAAATATCAAGATCGGACTTTAGCCATTCGGTTTTCTGAATTGGCTTTGGGAATAATAGGAATCTGTTTTTTCTTATTTCGTACAACCGAGACGGACCAAGACCAAGATAAGATCCAAGATCTTTTATGCTTGATACCGTGGCGCTCATAGCTTTATGCGCTCCTGCGCATCTCTGTTGAACCGCTCGATTGTGTCTCTTGCCATTAGATAGCAAGACCATGGCTTTTTATTTCGCTTAATGAACTGCAAAGCATCGAGCAAATATTTTACGATCCCTTCCAGTCTTTTGATTTCAGCTTCCTTGCTTTCATCCATTTATCTACTCCAATGCTTCATAGCTTTGTTGTGCGCAGCCAACCACTTGGCCGCGCTCGTTTGATACGCCTTTGTTATCTCATTGCGAATTAGAATTGGTAATCCAGTCCAGTGAAACGTGCAGGCGTACTTGTTGCGCGGCTTCATGGCTTTGCAGTCTGGATGCGGGCATTTGTTCATTGGTTAGCCTCTAAAAATTCTTTGTTGGCCGTTGAATCTGGTTGCTCCATCATCTCTTGAACCCCAATGCTTCCTTTCCATGGCGGTCTAAGATCAAGCTGAGACTCAGCAACGGGCGGCTGATACACAACTGAAATTCCATCTGTGATCGGCACAATAAGCAATTCTTTTTTGTCCGCTGTCTTAACTGCGTTATCAAGCCGGTCGGCAAGCTCTCGCAAATACTGCGGAGTAATCTCGATGAACCGAGTAAAACGAACGTGAGCAATTGGTGACGCTTTTTCTGTGACTAACATAGTACCTCTCTTAGTTTGTCAGCGCGATGTTTTGAAATCACACTGTAGTTTAAAAACTCTTTGCTCCCACACTTGGGACATTTTTTAACCCTATCAAAACTTACCACTCTGCCCTTGAGACCAAGGTTGCCAGTGTGACACTCTGGAGACAAACAGCATGTCACAGTTGGGTCTTGATTCTTTCCTGACAATTCTCCTATGTCTGGAGCATCAACATTTATCAAGCCACTCCGAACCATCGTCCTATTGGAAAAACTCATTTTTTCCACCTTTCAAATCTTGAAGATTTTATTAAACTTTTATGGTCGTATCTCTTTGCGTACATTGGCGACATATATTTTCTCGAAGCATCTCCAAACTCACGAAACAGTTTTGAGAAAGCGTCCTGGCTGCTCATTGTTCGCTTAAGCTCTTTGAGTCGCATTGCGATTCGATCAATATCTTGTTTTGTGATTTGCTTAAGCTCTCCTTCGGACTCTCCAATAACTGACGTATTGACAAGAGGCTTGTGACCACACTCTTGACAATGCGTACCTCTATATATTGCGAAGCAGTTAGGGCACCGCTTAGATTCTTTCGGGATCTTCTCTGTTTTTGGTGCTCCATCTAAAAAAACCTCTGGTTCATCTGTTGGGAATCCATGTCTTAACCAATTGCCTGCGTGATCGAGTAAGACACAATCCGTTTTACCTTTTTCTAATCTAGTTCCTCTCCCACACTGTTGGACGAATCCGTTCCTTTGGAACCACGGTCGAGCTTGGATAACAGCACTAATGCAAGGAATATCAACACCACGGCCAGCGATACCGACATTGCAGATGCCTCTTGTCTCTCCACTCTGTACTCTACCAATGACACTATTTCGCTCGCCGTCTGTTGAATCTGCATCCAAATGCTCGAACCTAATGCCTTCATCGTTGAACCTCTCGGTTAAAAGTTTGCTGTGTTTCACATTTGTTGCAAAGCAAATTGTTGGGCGATTGAAGGCTTTATCTTTCCAGTGCTTCACAATGTTGCCGGTCAATAGCTCCGAACTCATGATGATGCTTGATTGATCGGTCATATAATCTTTAGTGCTGCGCGAGATTTCACATCGAGACATATCTGGATTGTCTGGCCCGTACATTGTGAACCCGCAAAGATAGCCCTGCTCAATAAGTTCTTCCATCGTGATTGGATGCACAATTGAATCAGCAATGTGTCTTAACCCATCTTCCACCCAAGGGGTTGCTGTGCAAGAGACAATGTAAGAATCTTTGTACTTTGGATGATCGAGAACCGTATTGAAACCTTTTGAAACGGCCAAATCTGCTTCGTCGATAATTATAAGGTCGGCGTCTGGATATATTCCGCGAGCAATCAAGGTATCAATCGAGCAAACCTGAACCGATGAATTGGGGCGGTAATTCCAGTGACCTGCCATCATTACGCCGTGACTTACGCGCTCTCTAAGTAATCGCTGTGAAGCCTGGTCAACCAGCTTTCTGCCACGGACAAGAATAATTACCTTGAGGTCTCTTGAAACTGACTCTTTGGTCATCTTGCAAAAAATCCAGGTCTTCCCGGCCCCGGTGGCCAGCCACAAAAGCACTTTCATTATGCCAGAAGAAAATTCTTGACGGATTAGCTCAATGCTTAAATCTTGATAGCCCCTTGAAACGTCGATGAGTCCCCCACAATGATTCTTTCTTTCAGAAGGGGCGCAGGTGACTAACCCATTTCCTTAATACTAGCTCGCACACTGTGAAGCCTAGTATTTGCGCCCCTTCTGAAAAAACTGGATGAGTCCTTACTTATCGACGTTGATAGCCGAAACCATTCGAGACCCACCCAGAACGAACCACTATCCCCTTTGACCCACTTCAAGAAATTTAATACTACTCGGAGAGTGATTTAACTCAATCTCTTTTCGCAATAAATTATTAAACCTAGACGCAGTTTGCTGATAAGTATTGGACAGGTCTTTCAACTCTCTGTTTTTAGTTACCAGAACTTGGAGATCGGCTCGAATAATTTTAAGAGTTTCGCTTAACTCACAAAGATTAACCTTTTGGGTCTCAATAATAATTTTCAGCTCACGAACCTCTTTTGATTCGTTTGGTGTCTTTCTCGCAGCCACTATTGCACCGCCTGTGCAGTGTCATCACCAAACGGCATTTTTTTTGCTGGAGCTGCTACGGCTGCAACTTTTTTAGGAGCTGCGGCCTTTTTAGCTGCGGGCTTCGCCATAACTTTGCGGGCTGTGATCTCACGAAAACCAGCAGCAATTTCACATTCTGGAATCATGCCTTCCAGACCGGCAACTTCATAAGCGAATCCGTCTTTCTTTGTCATGATTCCAGTCACTTCTCCGTAAAGAAATACCTGCGTTTTTGTTTCAGACAACGGTCGGCTATCGTCGATAACTTTTACAGTCGTCCCAACTTTGTATTTTGCTCTTAATGCCATTTTCTTATCTCCTGTTTTGCCTCTCGGCGGTTAAAAAGGTAATTTCTTACCTTCTGGTTTTTTTGCATGGTTCACTAACTCTTTTTTTGCTTCTGTCTTGACTGCGGGCTTCGCTGCTTGCGTCTCTTCCTTCGTAGGAGATGACGCCGATCTAATTTGCGCCATGGCCTCAACTAATCCAAGGCGTTTGGATATTCCAGCAACTTTCTCTGGACTGCATCCAAAATTATCAGACGAACCAGTGCGATTCACCCAGGCAATTTCATTGTAGGCTTTGCCGTTATAAATTTTTTCTTGAACGTCTAACTCAACTTCTTTTCTAAACGCAAAGACTGTTCCTTCTGGATCGTACCAACCATCTTGGTCAACTTGTTCGAGTGATTTTACATCACCATTCCAGCCAAGGACATCCGTCATTCTGTTGAATGAATTGACTGTCGCTTTTTCTGACAAGTAAGCAGTCCAAGGCAATCTTTCAATCCCGTCTGTTGACGGCTCTTTGAACTCAAAAATAAATTCAATGCAAGGATTTTTCGGATTGCCGTCTTTATCCTTTGGCTCCAAGAATCTGGCCTTGACCAAGAATCCTTCTTTACTTCCTACCGTAACGTCTCGCTTTCCCATCGTTCCCCCTAAGTGTGGCGCGGATCTGGCCGCCCCGTTGATTCACAGATTCGTACTATTATATTGTTCAGCTCTCCAAGGTCGTCAGTCTCATAAGCCGCATTTGTTACAGATTTTATACTGGCTATTGTCGCAGCGTCTTCAATGTATCCAATCAAAAACACAATGTGCTGTGCAAGTTCATCCTTGGTCAACGCGACTTCTGTTTTGATTTCATTTATCAATTTCGCAACTGTCAACTCTTCTTTCGGTGCGGGCTTTGCGCCATTCAGCCAAGCTCGAATTTGCTTCCCTGTTTCTTTTGTCGGTTTAAAAACTTGTCCGTCAAAAAGTCCAGTCCGATCTTTTGAAACCATGGCGTTATGATCCATGCCCATATCAAAAACCGTGGTGAACTCATACTCGAACCCGTCACGCTGGATCGGAGCAAGGCCGACTTTCTTTGGGGCTGACTTGCCTTTGTCGGTTGTCTCCATGACATAATCTTGCTTAGACCTAACAGTGACGATCATGTCAATGTCGCTGTTCACGAGCGCATTTAAAAACATTTGCTGTTTTGGCGAAAAGTTTTTCCAGTTGGTAAAAGAATTTCCACCACGATCATCAACAATGGTTTTCTGTTCCAAGATACCACCGGCCCCGGCCCATGCGTGAGAAGCTGAATCAACAATGATGCAGTCGCAGCCGTCTGCAATAGCTGTATCAATCGCCTTGACGTATTTTTCAACAGTGTAGGGCGCGGCCAGCTTCTCAATGAAGAAATCTATCGGATCACCCTCATAAAGGCTTGAAGATCCATTTTCAGAATCAATTACCTTTACGCATTTTGCGCCGAGACCTTGCGCTATATATAGAGCACTTTTTGTTTTTCCTGACCCGCTTGGGCCTGAAATCGCTAATTTTATTTTGGCCTGCGATCTGACGGCCTTTATTAACGCCATGTTTTCCTTTCGATGAAAAGTTGATGTTGACAAATATTTGACGGCACTCAAAACTTTGTGTCAAGAGAAATAATTCTCTTTTCATAAAAAGAGGTCATCAAATGTCTTTATCCTTTAACAGCCGGGAAGATTGGTTACGTTGGCGAATGGGAAAGCTGGGAAGTTCAGACGCTCCAATTATAATGGGCGTTAGTGAATTTTCCACAATCCTAAAGCTCTACAATCAAAAAATTGCAAAAGATCCAACTGAAGACGATAGCGATTCGTTCATTAAAAGACTTGGCAACGCAGCAGAACCGAAAATAAGGGCGCTCTGTGAGCTGAAACTTGGTAAGTCGTTCAAGGCTTGCAACTTGGAGTCTTCCGAGTTTCCTTTTTTATCGGCTTCAATGGACGGCCGATCACCATGCACCAAAGAAGGTCTTGAAATTAAACTGATAAACAAAGAAGACTGGGAAGCTGGAAAGAAAAATGGATTTGTTCCAAAGCAGTACAAGCCCCAGGTCTATCACCAGATGAATGTCGGCAATCTTGATGTTGTTTACTTGGCGCTGTATTTGTATTCTGCTTTCAAAGACAACCCAAGCAAAGTTTCACTTGAGAATCTGGTTATTATTCCCTGCTATCCTGAAATTGAATATCAGACTGAACTCTTAAAAGCAGAGATACAATTCTGGGATTTGGTGACAACCAAGAAGCCACCATCTTCGGGTAAAGGCGATCTTGTCCCACTAAATGGAATGAAGGACTGGGCGAATCAATGGAAGTCTGCACAAACTAAGATCGAAAAAATTTCAGCTCAGTTGAAAGTTAAAACTGCTGCGCTTGATGAAAAAATGGCGGCGGCTTTGATGGAAGTTGCGGAAGCTGAACAAGCCATGAAAGATGCTGCAAAAGAAGGAGGCCAGTTAGGCTATTTGTGTTACGGCCTAGAGATAAAACTTAGTTCAAGAATTGGGGCTATTGACTATGCAAATATCCCCGAGTTAGCATCGGTAAAGTTAGACGAATATCGAAAACCAGGAACGACTTCCTGGTCGATAAAACCAACAAAGGAGAAGGAAGCCAATGGCAAAACAAGTAAAGGCTAACAGCCAAGAAGTAGCAGCGGAACAAGCGGCAGCATCGGAAGGCGCGGAGAAGCGTGAGGCGGTTGTTATTGACGAGGTAGCAGCAGACCCAAAGCCAGATGCTCAAGATGCAAGTATTGTATCGGCAGATGCTTCCGCAGAACCTTCAAAAGAAGAAGATGCGCATGACGGCCACACAGCTAAAGAAGATGTTGTGGCAGTTGATCCAGACGCAGCCGACAAGATTGCAAGCGGAGCTGCGAAAGATCCGGGTCGATTGCGAGTTGCGCTTGGTCACTTGGAAGAGCTGCACAGATTCTTGAAGCACAAAAAGGAAGATGAAGTAATCAACGATTTGAAACTTCATAAAGTCCATTATCATGCGATTCTAGAAATGGGCGATCTGAAAGCGGCTAGAAAACTAACGCATCTTTCTGACGGTTCGTGCGAACTTCTTTCGAGTGTTTACAAGAGACTTAAGCCTCGTATGCCAAGAAACTAGGTCCCATATTTTTTTAGCTTCTCAACCAGGGTCGTTCTATTAAGCGACAACGCTTCTGCGGCCCTGGCCTTAACTCCGCACTTCATGTGCAAAACCTTCACAAGAATTGCCTTCTCAAGAGCGCAAAGCATATCTTGAAGTCTAATCGGCTTCTCACTGTTAACATCCAACTGCATCGAGTTTCCGTCTTTTTCTATTCTAACCTGCATAAAAATTGCCTCCAATAAATGTTGACATAGATTTGACGGTTGAGACAAGCTATTTTTCAAGGAGAAATTTTTATGAAAAAAAAGCCATTAGAAAAAGGACCAGTCCTTAAAAGGGATGAGCACAACCAGCTTGATAAAAATCACGCCGACGAAGTGCTTACCGATCTGACCAAAAATCTCATTGAGACCGAGCGAGATTTTCAAAAAGACAATGCCATGAGAAAGGCAATGACCAACAAAAGGGACATTGTTGTTAAGACCGTTATCTATTTGCGAAACACTGTAAACGGCCACTTGATCCAAGAAGATGCCACAGACCCACAGTATGAAAAATTCAACGATAATAAAATGGACCCGCTTCGCTATCGCTACGTCGATCACATTGATGGCGAGTTATTCGTCAGGGACATGCCAATGAGCATGGCTAAGGTAGGACAATGGTCTATGGGAATGTTCAAAGCATTAATCAACTATCTTTGCCAAATGGGAGTATTTAACCGAATATGAGCCAACCAATCGGATTTCCAACAACGCCACTAATGAGAATCAAAAAAGCTGTTTCCGACACTCTCGGAGCGCGAAGGCGAGACATAGAGGCCACCAGGAAGGCGGGAAAAATTACAGCAGACTATGCGCTGGGATTTTGCAACGCTCTTGTGTATTTCGATCACACATTGAACGAAAGAAAATGCGAACCAGTCTATTACAATCGAACCACTTCAATTGGAAAGCTACCTGTTCCGATCAAGCTCAATTCGGGAGATGCGACCAAAGACACCACCACTTATCAATTTTTGATGGATCAAGTCTTGTTACATGCAAGAGCTTTGTTTGTTGCCGGAAACTCGAAAGACAGCGAAGCAGTTCTTGAAGCAATGGCACGACTTGAAAAATCAATTGGATCTCTTGACGATTTCGAAAGTGGGGATCGAGATGGACGAGACGAAAAGCAGACGCCAACAGCGGCGCTTGAACAAAAACCGGCAGAAGAAAGCAAAGAGGTTGAGCAAAATGGCTGATACAAGCGGAGGTCTAAACAAAGCCCCAGGTCGAGTTAGCAGCTTGCAATCAAGACTCTATTGCCGAACCTGTCACGCTGAACCGTCAGAAGTTTCCGCCGACGTAAAAGAAGGCGTAGTCACATTTACGGTTAAGTGTCACGGCGAAAGCGTCACAAAAGTTGTTATGAGAACCGACATCATGAAGGGCCACACAATAGAACTATTTATACCAAAGGAGAATTAATGGAATCGAAACCACTTCCGGTAGGCGGCTGGACTAAGCATGATAGATGGGCAGTTCCTGGCATGAGAATCCCAGCTTTCCGCTCTGGTCTCGCAGCTCAAAAAGGAACAAACAATAATATTCTAATCAAGACTTGGGGCGGAATTGGCGACCAAATTTGTTCAGAACCTACTTTGAGATATGCGAGAGAGCATTTTAAAAAAGTAAGGCTGACTTTGGTCTCTCCAATCCCAGAAGTTTTTTCACACATAAAGTTCGATGACGTTTACAACAACACGCAGGAGTGGCCAATTTATGACGATTACCTATGTCTTGAAACAAACAGCGAGACAGATAAGTGGAATCTGTTTTACCAATTTGTTTCTCACAATGTTGTGCATTGTGTGGATTTTCCTTGCCTGTCTGCGCTTCGCTCCACTCTTCCCGTCGATAAGAAAGTTGTTCGACTCATTCCTCCTACGCCTGGTCTAAAGTTCTTTGATTTGCTTCGAGACGTAGATTTAAAAAAATGTGTGGTTGTTCACGCTGGAAAGCATTGGCAGTCGAAGACATTTCCAAAAGCGTGGTGGGATGCCGCGATCAATTCCATAACAGAAAAAGGGCTTACCCCTATTTTGATTGGAAAAGAAAACGGCCCTGGTCAAGGTACTGTTGACACTACGGTTGAGCTTTGCATTGACATGAGAG